TCAGCGGACACCTAAGCCTTGATGTCCATTGTCGCTGTCAAGCTTGGAAAATGCCTCCGTCAGTTTCGCAGCAGACGCGCGTAACGCGGCTTCCTCGTCAGTATCGAGCGCCGGGAAAAGTACACGTTCGGTGCCACCAGCGCCGACGATGCACGGCAGGCTCAGGCATATGTCGCGCATGCCATATCCATGCTCAATCCATGCGGTAACGGGCAACACCGACCGTTCGTCCCGGACCACTGCCTCACAAATGCGGACGATGGCGGTGGCAACGCCGAAGGATGTGAAGCCTTTGCCCGTGACGATGCGATAACCGGCATCGCGGACATGCTCGCCCAACGCCGGCAGATCGAGCGGGCTACTGGTATCGATGAAGTCACCAAGTGGCTGCCCGCCAATCCGAACCGTTGAGAACGCCGCCACTTCGCTGTCGCCATGCTCCCCAAGCACGTAACCGTCGATCGCTCCGGCTGAGAGGTTGAGCGCTGCGGACAGGCTCTGCTTGAGCCGACTGGTGTCTAGCAGAGTACCTGTACCGATGACCCTGTGTCGGGGCAGCCCGGCGTAGCGGATGGCAATCATCGTCATCAGGTCGACAGGATTCGACGCAATTACCAGCACACCGGCAAATCCAGCGTCTGCCAGATGTTTGACGCAATCCTCGACGATAATCGCGCTGCGCGAGGCGAGCGACAGCCGTGTCTCACTCCCGTGTGAGGCCGCTCCGGCTGTAACCACAGCGATATCCGCTGTTGCGGCATCCTCATAGGAACCGGCCCAAATTCGTGCAGGCCTCGCAAGCGCGTTTGCATCGGTAAGGTCGGCAGCCTCGGCTGCGGCAAGCGCCGCGTTGCTGTCGACCAGCACAATCTCGCGAAACAGCGCTCTCAACATCATGGCGTAGGCCGCTGTTGCGCCGACGTGCCCAGCTCCAATGAATGCGACCCGACCGGAAGCCGGTGACTGAGTGGGTGCCGTCATGACCTGACCACCACCGAGAGCGGTGCCTCGCCCTTTGCTCCGAGGGCACCGCCTGCCTTCAACGAGCGATGCAAAGCGGCCAGCTTAGTGTGACAAATGCGAGCAACGGCACTGTCCGCGGCGTTTGCCATCCTCTGTTCGGTTAACGCACGACGATGATGGTATGAACGTATGCACATAGCAAAATTCCCACAAAGCGGGAGCACGTGCGTCTCTCTGCCCCCGCTGCGCCGTGGCAGTCTGCGGGAGTATCGCAGCTATACCGCGAATCTCAGGATGTACCTAATCTCGGACGCGGCGGCGGAAGCGCGCTTTGTGGCAGTGTACGGGCGGACACGCCGTCCGCGACCGTACCGCGAAGCGCGCGGTCAGAGCGACTTAGAAATGTGGTGCTTCAAACGATACCCCCAACATACCCACAATCTCGGGCCGTCAGGATCGCGTGGGATCAGTCCGTGTCGGATGGATCAGGGACGATTGTTGCTAAGAAGGTCAACAGGCTGCGTCTCTGATCGTCCGCCAACCTTCTCACGCTGCTGACGATGGCGCTCGTTTCCTGATCCAACGAATCGCAAGTGTGCCGGCCGGTGAGAAGATAGCCAACGTCGATTTCGTTCGCCCCAAGCAGCATCAAATAATTTACGCCGGGCGCAGTTTCGCCCTTCTCGTAACGGCTTTGCGAACCCAACCCGACCCCACCTAACGCTGCAAAGTCAGTCTGATTGCAACGACTTGCCTTTCGCGCCTCCCTAAGACGCGAAGCGAAATTCGCCAAATCTGGAAATTCCGCTTGATCTTTCACACAATCCTGCGCATTTTTGGACCAGTTTCTACAAACTGATACATGACACATGCCGAACGAAGTCGCCAATATTGACGGTGATCCCCGGCGTCACCGGCACCACCGCCGACGTCCCCTTCGATTTGCAGGATCCCGACGCCGACGCCAATCGCCTGAACGCCGACGAGATCACGACCATCGTCCGCCTGAACGGCGAGCTGCGGTTCTGGGGATCGCGCACCTGTTCGACCGACGCCGACTTCTATTTCGAAAGCGCCACCCGCACCGCGCACATCGTCGCCGACACCATAGCCAATGGCCTGATCTGGGCGATCGACAAGCCGCTGACCCCCTCCCTGGCCAAGGACATCGTGGCCAAGGTCAATCAGAAGCTGCGCGCGATGACGCAGGCCGGCGAGCTGCTCGGTGCCGACGCTTGGTACGATCCGACCCGCAATCCGGTCGCCGACCTGAAGGCGGGCAAGCTGTCGATCCGGTACAAATACACGCCGGTCCCGCCACTCGAACACCTGCACCTGTCGCAGGAAGTCACCGACGAATTCCTCGCCGATTTCAGCACGCTGGTCGGGGCCTGATCCCACCCGCGCCCTGATCCCCTTTCCGGAGCATCCCCATGGCCCTTGCCGAAAAATTCAAGCAATCCGACCTCTATATCGACGGTGTCTGGCGCGCCGAACAGGTGTCGGTCACCCTGCCCAAGCTGGGCCGTAAATTCGAGGAATTCCGCCCCGCCGGCCTCAATCGCCCGATCAAAGTCGACATGGGCGGCGAGGCGCTGGAGGCCGAATGGACCGCCGGTGGCTGGGTCCGCGACGTCATCACCGGATTCGGCTCCACCGCGATCGAGCGCCAGCTCCTGCGCTTCGTCGCGTCCTTCCAGGACGATTCGACCGGCGCGGTCCATAGCTGGGAAGCCGTCATCGGCGGTCGCCACGAGGAAATCGACCTCGGCGAATCCAAGCCCGGCGAGGACAGCGAGATGAAGTGCAAGACGGCGGTCGCCTTCTACTCGCTCCACCGCGACGGCGAGGAGCTGGTCTATATCGACGTCCTTGCAATGATCGAACGCTACGGCGGTCGCGACATCATGGAAGCCCATCGCGCCGCCCTCGGCCGCGCCTGATCCCCTGCGGCCCGGCCGCGCGCCGGGGCGGTTGCCTCTGTCACGAAAGCCTGACCCATGAAGACCACCACCTTCACCCTGCAGTCGGCGATCTCGGCCGCCAGCCTGATCGTCCACGACGCCGGTACGGTCATCACCATCCGCCAGCCCAAGGCCGGCGAGCTGCGTGGCCTGTCCACCAATCCGCTGATCCAGGGCGACTACACCGCGCTGGAGACGCTCGCCCCACGCATCACCCAGCCCCGGCTCGAGAAGCAGCATTTCGCTGAAATGGACCCCGCCGACCTGACGCAATTCCATTTGGAAGTGCTGGATTTTTTGCTGCCCTCGGCCGCGAAGCAGGCGGTCTCCCCGATCGAATAGAGCCGGTCATGGCCGACATCTGGTGGGTGCTGCGCGGCCAGCCCGACCTGCAGGCGATGTCCGACATGTCGCTGGCCGAGCTGATGGACTGGCACCGCCTCGCGATCGAGCGCGCGCCGAAGAAGGAAAAGACAAGTGGCTGATCGCGACTTGCGCCTGCGCATCCTCATGGACGCCGCCGATCGCGTCAGCCGCCCCCTGCGCGACATCACCGGCGGGTCGCGCCGCGCCGCCGATGCGTTGCGCGGCACCCGGCAGGAGCTGCAAAGGATCGGCGACGCGCAGGGGCAGATCGACGCCTTCCGCACCCTGCGTGGAAGTATGCGCGGGTCGGAGGCGGCAATGCAGGCCGCCCAGACCCGCGCCGCCGCGCTCGGCCGCGAGATCGCCCAGACCGCCAATCCCACGAAGGCGCTGACCCGCGAATTCGAAAAGGCGAAGCGCGAGGCCGGCCAGCTCGAATCCCAGCATCGTGGCCAGACGCAGCAGCTGCAGGAGCTGCGCACCCGCCTGCGCGAGGCCGGCATCGACACCCGCGACCTCGCCCGCCATGATCGCGAACTGCGCGACCGGTCGCGCGACCTGACCCGCACGCTCGAAGACCAGGGCCGCGAGTTGGAGCGCCTGACCGGCCGCCAGCAGCGGTTCGGCGCGGCGCGCGACCGCTTCAATCGCACCATGGGCACTGCGCAGAATGTCGCGGGTGCCGGCATGGGCATGTTCGCCACCGCCGGCGCGATGGCCGTGCCGATCGTCGCCGGCGTGCAGGCCGCGCAGGAATACGAATCGAAGATGACCGACATCGGTCAGAAGGCCAATCTGGCCCGCGCCGCCACCGCGAAGATGGGCGTCGACTTGCTGAAGGCAGCGCGCGCCGCCAATCAGATGCCCGACGCGATGCAGGGCGGCGTCGACACCCCGTCGGGCTTCGGCCTCGATCCGCGACAGGCGACCGCGATGATGCAGCCGATCGGCAAGGCCGCGACCGCGTACAAGGCCGAGATCGCCGACCTCGCCGCCGCCCGCTTCGCCGTCCACGACAATCTGAAAGTGTCGATCGCCGATACCTCGCGCGTGATCGACGGCATGGCCGCCGCCGGCAAGGCCGGTGCCTTCGAGGTGAAGGACATGGCGCAGCACATGCCTGCGCTCACCGCCGCCTATCAGGGGCTGGGGCAGAAGGGCGTCGCCGCCAGCAACGACCTCGCCGCCGCGCTGCAGATCACCCGCAAGGGTGCCGGCGACAGCGCCACCGCCGCCGGCAATCTCGGCAATGTCCTGCAGAAGATCACCAGCCCGGCGACGGTAAAGGCCTTCGAAAAGATGGGCGTCGACCTGCCCGCCGCGCTCATGCGTATGTATGCCGAGGGCAAGACGCCGATCGAGGCAATTGCCGAGCTGACGAATAAGACCTTGAAGGGCGACCTGTCGCGCATGGGGTATCTTTTCGAGGACGCCCAGGTGCAGGCCGGCCTGCGCCCGCTGATCCAGAATATGGAGGAATTCCGCCGCATCCGCGAGGAGGCGGGCAAGGCCGGCGGCACCACCGACCGCGACTTCGCCGAGCGCATGCGCGACAGCGCCGAGCAGACCAAGCGGCTCACCGTCAATGCGCAGACGCTGGGTATCCAGATGGGCACCGTGCTGCTGCCGGCCGTGAATGATCTGCTGTCCGGCGCGGCTGCAATGGCATCGTGCCTCGGCGACTGGGCACAGCGCCACCCGACCCTGACCAAGGCGGTGGCCCTGCTGGCGGTCGGCCTCACCGCGCTGCTCGGCGCTGCGGCACTGCTCACCCTCGGCTATGCCGCGATGATGGGACCGATGGCGCTGTTCGGCGCGCTGTCGACCGCCACCGGCATCGCCATGCTTCCGCTGCTCGGCACCGTCCTGCTGGTGGTCGCCGCCGTCGCGCTGCTCGCCGCCGGCGCGTACCTGATCTACAATAACTGGGACGGAATCGTCGCCTGGTTCGGTGGGCTATGGGGACGGATCAAGGCGTTCTTCAACAGCGGCATCGCCAATATCGGCACCACCATCCTCAATTTCTCGCCGCTCGGCCTCTTCTATCAGGCCTTCGCAGGGGTCATGAATTGGATGGGCATTTCCATGCCCGCCAAATTCTCCGACTTCGGCCGCATGCTCATTACCGGTCTCATCACCGGCATTACCGGCATGCTCGGCGCGCTGAAATCGACGATCGTCAACGCCGCCGGCAGCGCGGCGGCGTGGTTCAAATCGAAGCTCGGTATCCGCTCCCCGTCCCGCGTCTTCATGGGCTTCGGCGGCTTCATGATGCAGGGGCTGGAGCGCGGCATCGATCGCGGCGCGGGCGGGCCGCTCGACCGCATCGCCCGCCTATCCGCCGAGCTGGGCGGTGCGATGGCATTGGGTGCGGCCACCCCGGCGCTGGCCGCCGGCGCGGGACCGCCACCGGGTGCCGGCGGACCGGGCGGCGGCCCTGCGCCGGTCGCCCGCACCTACAATATCACCATCAATGCCACCGGCGACGCGCAGTCGATCGCCGACGCGGTCCGCGACGCGATCGACAGGATCGACCGTGAGGATCGCGCCGCATCCTATTCGTCCTTCGCCGACCGTCCCGACTGGAACGTCTGATGCTGATGTCGCTCGGGCTCTTCCCCTTCTCCCTCCCCACCCTCGCCCATGACGATCTGTCGCGCCGCACCGCATGGCGGCATGCCACCGCGTCCCGCGTCGGCGCGCGCGACGCCACCCAATATGTCGGCCCCGGCGAGGAATCGGTCAGCATCGCCGGCACCGCCCATGCCGAGCTGACCGATGGCCGCGCCAATCTCGATCGGCTGCGGGAGATGGGTGCGTCCGGTCAGGCGTGGCCGCTGGTCGACGGTGCCGGCACCGTCTTCGGGGCCTTTGTCATCCAGACCCTCGACGAAAAGCACCGCGCCCTCTTTCCCGACGGCACCCCCCGCGCGATCGACTTTGCGATCGAGCTGCTGCGCGTCGACGGATGAGCAATATCCCCGACTACCGTGTCGAGGTCGACGGCCGCGACATCACCCCGGTCCTGCGCGAAGGCCGCCCCGGCAACGCCGCGCGCCCGCGGCTGATCTCGCTCGGCCTGACCGACAAGCGCGGGTCCGAGGCCGACCAGCTCGACCTCGTCATCGACGACAGCGACGGCGGCGTCGACCTGCCCCCGACCGGCGCGAAGATCCGCGTATCGCTGGGCTGGCGGTCCGGACCCGAGGTCACCCCCGGCCTGATCGACATGGGCACCTACATCGTCGACGACGTCGGCCATAGCGGCCCGCCCGACCAGATCACCGTGCGCGCCCGCGCCGCCGACTTCACCGGCGCGATGCGCGTCCGGCGCGAGCGGAGCTGGCACGGCACCACGCTGGGTGCGATCGTCGCCGACGTCGCGCAGGCACACGGCCTCCAGCCCCGCTGCGCCGCCGCCCTCGCATTGATCGCGGTCACGACCAGGGCGCAGAGCCGCGAAAGCGACCTCGCCTTCCTGCGCCGTCTGGGGCGCGATCACGACGCGGTCGCCACGATCAAGGATGGCCGCCTGATCCTCAAGCCGATCGGCGACCGCGCCACCGTCTCCGGCGCGGCGCTCCCGGCCGTCACCATCCGCCGCCGCGATGGCGACCGGCACGACTATCAGGTGCAGAAACAGGAAGAGGCGTCCGGCGTGTCGGCCGACTGGCACGATCGCGGCACCGCGAAGAAGCGGACCGTCACGGTCGGTAACGGCGACGGCGCGCGAAAGCTGTCGCGCACCTACGCCACCGAGACCGAAGCCCGCGCCGCCGCCAAGGCCGAGGCCGGCCGCGCCTCCCGCCAGCCCCGCACCCTGTCGCTGTCCCTCGCACTCGGCCGCCCAGACCTGAAGCCCGAGACACCGATCGTGCTGTCGGGGTTCAAGGCCGCGATCGACGCCCAGCGCTGGGTCCTGGCCGAGGTGACGCACACCCTCGGCGATCGGGGCTTCGCGACCGGACTGAAGCTCGAAAGCGCGTGAAATTAACCTTCTCGGGTCGGAATCCGTCCCGAGAGCTTCGCTGGTTCAATATGAACCAGCGGCGTGCGCGCAGAAATTGCAAAGGAGGGGCACAGCACGCAAATACCCTCCACGTCCGCACAAAAAACCCTAGAAATTGGCGGGACGCAGGCGTTTACACCGAGAGGGTCGGTGGTTCAGAATCCGTCGGGACGCCATACTCCGCCGCAACGGCCAAAAATTATGGTGGCAGAAATAACAGATAAGTGAACCACATAGACCCCGAACCGACAGTTGCGTTCATCGCCGTCGTTTACGGCACGATCAACTCGCTTGGGATCGACGCGCGCAAATCTCCGGCGCTGATCGACCAGGCCCGCGCCAGCGCATCGATCTCGGCGAGTGACACCCGGTCTGGATGACACAGCGTCGACAGCCTACGCTGGGGGATACCCGTCGTTCGTGCCAGTCGATCCAACGGCGTTGCCATCTGCGCCATCCACGCTTGAAACCACCATGTTCCACTCGCGATGCTACGCGCCACCGGGTGACTATCCGACCAGCTGTCCAGATACACCGGCAAGGGCTGCTCGCCCTTCCGTCGCATCACAGCAACGCATCCATAGCGAGCTGTTCGCCCGGCACTGTCAGGACGGAGCGGACTTGGCGGGCGGCGTCTACGGATTGACGATATTCAACCGTGCGGTGGCGTTCGGCGTCGTCGAAGTCGAGCCGCGCCCAGTCGTCGGTTGGATAGCATGCCTCGTACACTGCCAGCGCGGCGGCGCGCATCTGTGGATCGTGTTGCACCGGTCGGTTCCTTTCCTGCTCGAATCACCAAGCGCGGAAAATAGAACATATTGAGAACATTCCGCAAGGTGGCGGCGGATCGTAAGGGCGGGGGCCGAGTCAGACGCCCGGTCAGATATCCTCCACTCGACACGCGATATACCACTCGATCTTGCCCGTTTCGTCACTCGCTCGCGACCAGATCGAGATTGCAGTCGTGCCGGCCGCCGAGGACGTCTCTGCGACGCGCAGACCGTCTTGGCCGGGCGGTGAACCCCCCGATCGGAACGACCCACCGATACGCCGCTCGATCGCTTCGCCGGTCATTTCTGCCGCCGGGGACAGGATGAGCCGAGCCGATAAACTGTCGGTGCCCTCTTCGAAGTCAAAACGCAGGTTCCAAAGCGCCGCGGTGCCGCCCCGATAGTCACCCTCCCATCGGCGGAAGGTTCGGTCGTTCTTGCTCACCGGACCGTCGACCGCGTAATCCACACCCTTCGCTACGTCGTTTCGGACCAGCGTCAGCCCCATCGATGTCAGGTCGGACGTGTCCAACCGGCTCGCCCCGGGGCGACAAAACGTGCGGTCGAACGCGGCGATGATCGCCCCGGCGTCGGCCGGGGTCGGGCTTGCCGCCAGAAGGACCGCACCGATCGCATGGAACATCATCTGCCTCCCGTCACGCAGGTCCCGCGAAGGACGTGGCAGACCGCGACGGAATAGGTGTCGCAAAGGCCATCGTTTTCGTGCCGCCAGAACAGCATGCCCCCATCTGCCAACACCTCGCAAGACGCATCGTGCTGTTTCCAAAGCAATCTGCGGAGGCACTGGCGGCCGGGATGGAGGGGACTATGTTTGAACCATGTGCAATCGAGCCCGCTTCGACGGCGAACCCACCACCCTGTTCGGATCGGCGAAAAAGCTGTTCACCGAACGCCCGCGCGACAACCGGTTCGATCCGAAGGAGCTGCGGCCGAAGGGGCGCGCCTATGTCATCCGCGAACAGGATGGCGAGCGCGCGTGGGACGTGATGGCGTGGGACGTGCTGGGCGGACAGGCGGCGTGGCCGATGACCAATGTCCGCAACCTTGCCCTGCCCCAGTGGCGCAAGCTGGCGTCCAACTCCGCCAATCGCTGCCTCGTGCCGCTGACCGAGTTTTGCGAATGGACGCCGGACAAGCACGACCTCGGCGACGGCAAGCCGCCGCTGAAGGGGGAGATGTGGTTCCGCGTGACCGATCAGCCGGTCTTTGCCGTCGCAGGCTTCTGGCAGGCGACGGCGCAGGGCAACGGTTTTACCATGGTGACCTGCGACGCCAACGAACTGGTCGCGCCGATCCACCCGAAGGCGATGATTACGATCCTGCGGCCCGAGGAATGCGATACTTGGTTGCAGGGTGATTATGCGGACGCGGTTAGGCTCCAAAAACCGTATGCTGCAACAGCGATGTTGGTCGGAGGCCCGACATTTCCAACCAGGCGTTACACTCTCGTGAATGGCCACCAACTTGGACGCTAGGCCTCACCTCACTCACCGTCGTGTCCCCAATCGCCTTGACGCATCGAAATCGACGCGAAGATATCCTATGTAGGATTCGAACGATGTTAACCGAACTCGAGAAAGTTGGCTTCAAGGTACGTTGAAGCCAGTCAACGGAAGGGTTGCGTTGGCAGTCTTGAAAATCGTTGCTAACGCTCGGTCTACTGCCCCCCGGGGCAAAAAAATGTGACGTTTTGAGAAGGAAATTTCCATGCAATGGCAAGCGGATACAATCCAAGCTATTGTATACTACCTCCCAAATGACCCAACCTACGGGGCGGCAGAAATATGGGGACAGCTTTTTCCTGGTGATTCGCCAGATGCGTTTCAACGCAATCCAACTTCACCAGTACTAGAATCAAGTGCCTCAGGCGAACGCCGCGGCCATAATGTTGCGATCAATTCTCGACAGGGGCAATTGATCATTAATATCAACCCTGTTTTTCAGTCTATTCCCGGCCTCACGCCGCCGTTGAGTGAGCCACCGCGCATACAGAACATCGAAGATGCCACTTTCCTAGTAATAGAATTTGCCAAAATTGTTTCGGTTGCACGCTCCGTGGCGCGAATTGCCTTAGTTCTCGATTTAGCCCGGACTGTTCCGAATGGCTTTCCTTCGGTGGATCTTTTGAAGTCTTCGCTTCCCCATGTCTTCTTTCCTGAAAACGCTATCGAACCGTCATACGGTTTTAACGCGCAGCGAAGATTTGAAGTAGCAGACCATATAACAATGAATCGAATTTGCGCTTGGACGACAGGGCAAGTTACTTTTTTCGCGGGAAATACACCTGGAACCGTCAGCAACGCCTCAGTCAGCACGACCAACTACCTTGGTTTTAAGATCGATGTTAACTCGATGCCTACTGTTCCCCTAATAGGCGCGCCTATTAGAGAAATGTGGGACGAACTAAGTAGAGAAGCAGTTGCAGTGTGGAAGTATGAACTGGCATATTTCTTATGATAGATAACGACGATAAAGCTCTTTCCAGCCTTTCTGCTTGGACGGCAGCTACGGGACCCGTCTGGGGCAAGCAATCAACCAGATCGTCGGATACGTCATCGCAGCGCACGAACTCGGATGTTATCACTGCAGACTATCGCTTGCATAAGTCGATGCTTGCAAACGCAACGTCTGCTGTAAACATTTATCCATACTGTTATCTACGATTTTCGCCTGCCCAACAGCATGTTTCCACGTCAAATAGCTCTGATTCGTTGATCGGTTTGGCTAAATCGTATTACGAACGGGCGCATAATCAACTTCAGTCTTTACGCAATGAAACCGATGACCTTGGCGACGAGCTCATGGAAGAAGCAGCTATAAACTCTGCGGAGGAGATACTAGTCCGGCTTCAACGGTTTAATTACACCCCCCCGGAACTGAGCTGGCACGGGGGCGACGCAGTCGTAATGCTGTGGGCAGCGGGCGATATGACGTATGCAATAACGGTAACTGACGGTGAATGGGGATACGTAGCAACTAGAGGCTCCACCCAAGTTCGCCTGGTCGACTCGCTTAAGGTGGAAAGGTTTGCGCTAGAGGATATGCGCTAGCATGGCGATCGTTATTGGTGCAACAGATGTGGTAGCGCGCTGTCTGATTTATCCTCAGCTGTTCCTAGGCAATATTCAAGCAAATGAAAAGCTGTGGGAGTTCGGTAAGCGGGCCGCCGATGGAGCGTCTCATCAATCCGCAGTTTTGAGGCGGCTTGCACCTCAAGCCTCTGATGTCCATCGGATTGGCTGCAAGATCGCTGCGAGCGGTAACGCGCGACTGTTTGAGAGGATAGCCCCAGAACAAATCCCACTAGAAAAAAAACGGTATTATTGCGGTTACAAAGAAGCTGTTGCGAGTAACTTACAGATAAATGGTGACGAGTATCGTGTTGAACTGCGAAGCCTTCCAGAGTTTGGTGAAGAAGCGCATGTAGATGTTGCGCTATTCATAAATGAAAACGTACCAAAGAATAAGCAGGCAAATTTAAGGACAGCCGTAGGTGTTGCCCTCGCGTTACAATTTGGCACTGCTACACCGCATATATGCGAGAACGACAAAGACGATACGAATCACCCCATTCGACGGCTCGGCGCGGGTTGCTTAGGAAGCCTTCCAGGACCGTGGCAGTCTATGACTGTGCATTTGGTTGACGGTAGAATTACGTCGTTAACGGGTGATGCTGACGGATTTTCTGGGGTTTTCGACACAAGAAATCTACCGGAACATTGCAACTCTTTGAACGATCAAAAAACAGTGCCGGATTAAAGGTCTACTTGCTTCATGCCGATCACTTGAATGTCGGGTATCCAGGTTCGAGCGACTTTCATTGGATGAACGGGATTCGTAGTCTTGCCTAGCTTGAAGCGACCACGATCCCACAGAAGGTAAACGAACCCTGGGTCGCTTGTTGGATCGAAGAACCGTTCCGCTTCCTCGACATCAAATACAACGTTCACGCTATTTACCTTCCTTTGTCGCACATTTGCACCTAGCCCCTCAGCAAGGCCGCGCTGATAGCCCTTCAGATAAGGCCATCCGCTGTAATCACTTTCCTACAAGATCGCCCGCCCCGTACGAGAACGTATACGGAACATGCGGGGCGGTAGTGAACAAGCCAGTTTTTCGATCGGCACCGGGGTGCGAGATGGGTTGTTCAGCTTGCGAGGTTATGTGCGCCGTGCTGGCTAGGACGCGGGATGAGGCTTGGCGCTCGTTGGAGACCGCGTGTCGGGAGCGGGGGTTGCTGCCGGGTACTGTGGCGGATGACCGGGTCCGGCTGCGTCGAGCGAGGCTGGAAGTTGCTGAGCGAACGTTCTTGCGGTTTCTTCGAGAGCGTCGCCCAGATCGAGCGGTAGCAGCATCGCTTGAAACATGCGGGCCAATGCATCTTCACTAGGAAGGCTAACGAGAACGTCCGGTAGGTTCGTTGGCGATACGGCCGATGCAAGAAGGTATTCAACCGCCACCTGCGTCGAGGGACCGGCTGAACGGTAATGATCGATGAGAGCGGCTTCCTTGCTCGTTAGTGCGTCGCCGCTACTGCGCTGTCCTGTCAGAATAAACTGCGTGTCTGCACCGAACGACGCGATCGAAAACAGGTAGTCCAGCTTGGGTCGCTGTTTGGCGGTCTCGTAACGGCTTTGCGTTGCCAGTTCGATACCCGCCGCATTAGCAAAATCGGTTTGGTTGTAGCCCAGGCGCTTGCGCTCCGCACGAATGCGTTCGCCGATTTTGAGTTTATTGTCTAAATCGGCTTGACTCATTTGACAGTTTCGACAATCATTCTGCTACATTCTGCAAAAACGAGGCATGGCACATGCCAACCGATTCTGTCTCCCCCGTCATTGACGTTGCACGGGTTGCTGCCGCTCGCGCCCGGCTGTTCGCCACGGGTTTGAGCATCAGCGACTGGGCGCAGCGGCATGGCTTCGCGCCGAAGCTGGTCTATTCGATCCTCGAAGGCCGCCGCCGCTGCGCGCGTGGCCAATCGCACCGGATCGCGATCCTGCTCGACCTGAAGGACGGCGAGCTGGACGACATCGCCCAGCGCGGCGGCGGATCGCCGGTGCGGTGCGCGGAGACTGATGATGCGCGTGTCTGATCGGTTCCCCCCTTCCCGTTCCCCTGCGTCGTGTGCCGATCTCCCCGGCGACGTAGCCACTGGCGCGGCGATCGTCGCATCGAATCGCCGCGCCATTTTCCATTCCGGTCGGGCATGGGCAGCCGTCGCCCTGTCGCTGGCGCTCGCCGCCTGTGGCGCAGCTTCGTACGGCGGAGCGGTCTGTGATCGGCGGGCGCCGCCATGGGCCACCGCCGAATGCCGGACGGTCGCGCGATGACGCTGCTCCGCACCCCCGACAGTTCGGCCGCAGCGGTCAAGAAGATCGGTGACTTTCTCGGTTGGCGCGCGGCGAAGGTCGCTGCGGGTGCGCGAACCGTCTCGGCGGTGCGCAGCTGGTCGGACGAACGCACGACCAGCTGCCCGAACTGGGCGCAGGCGCTTGGTCTGGACGCCGCCTATCTGGCGGCCGGGGGCGATCATGCGCCGTTGCTGGACGCCTATGCCGCGTCCCTCGACTTCGCGATCGGCGAACACAATGCCTGCCGCCGCGCCCTCGCCAGCAAACTGGCCGAGACCGCGCGCGAATATGGTGACGCGATCGCCGCCACATCGATGCTGACCCAGCCCGGGCACAGCGACAACGATACGCTCCGCGCGTTGATCGAGATCGATCAGGCGCAAGGGGTGCTTGCGGCGCTGAAGCGCTGCGTCCGCAGTTTTCGAATGCCCGGCGCGGGGCCGGGTCACCACGGGGGTGGCAAGTGAAGAAACAACGTTCGCCGCTCGTCCCGTGTCCGCATTGCGGCACGCGGGCGATCATCCGTTCGTCCGAACAGATCAGCGCGCTGGTCCGCGAGGCCGATTATCGCTGCGACAATATCGACTGCGGCCACACCTTCGTCGTGGAGCTGGCGATCGTCCGCACGATCGTACCCAGTGCCATGCCGCGCGCCGGGGTGCATCTGCCCTATGGCAACCGCAATCTGGGGCCGAAGCGCGCCAAGCCGGCGAACGACGACACCCGTCTGCCCGCGAATGACGACGGGCCGCTGACCTCGGCGGCCAGCGACGTGAGCGACTGATCCTGCGCGGCGGCGACGCCGCGCCCCCCCCTCCCCCGACTTAACGACCCGGCTGCACCCCTGCCGTCGGGACCGCCCCGGCTTTGCCTGAAAAGGAGACAGACCTTGCTGCACCGTCATGACTTCTCGACCGCCACCCGTCGCGCGCCGCTGCCCCGTCGCGCCGATCCGCGTCCGCTATCGCCATCGCGATATCTGATGTTGCGGCGGAAAGCGGCGGGGTTGTCGGTGCACGACCTGGCGCAGCGGATGGCGACGCTGTACCTCGCGACCCAGCCTCGCAAGCCGGACGAACGTTTGACGCACGTCGCGACGACGATGCTGCTGGTGGTGCAGGCGCTGGAGCTGCGCGGTGCCACCGCCCGCCGGCCGGCAACGATCGATGCCATCGCAGCGGTGATGCCGTTCGATGCAGCGGTCTATTGGCAGCTCGCGCATACCGGTCCGGATCGGCACCCGCGAATCTGTCGCGGCTGCGGCGCTTCGACCCATGACGATGCACCGGTCGCATGGGCGACGAAGACAAGCTGCACCCGCTGCAATCCTGCTGGAGACGGCATGTGAAGCCGGCCCCTACCCATCGCGGTCGCATCCTCCGGGTGGTCGGCATGGTGTTGGCGGTCGTCTTGGCGATGCTGCTGGCCCCGGTCCTGATCGCCAAGCTGATCGCAGACGCACGGGGGACGCGGTGAGGTGCCCCGCAAACGGCGACCCGGCAGCGTTGCGACCGGCGACCGCGCGGTCTTCCTCGGCCTCGGGCCGCGGGGAAAGCATTGCGACGTCCTCTGCGTCTACGGCATCCACGCCAACGTTCGGCTCGAATGTGGTCGCGGCATGCTCTGCCTTGCCAGCGATCTTCACCCAATTCCTCGTCGACCTCCTCCCATGTGGTGATCGCATGCAACGAAATTCGGCAATCGTAGAGACGCACTCTACGATCCCTCGGCCTTGCCCCGTCGCCCGGCTCGACAGCACCCGTGGTGGCCGATGACCGCGACGCGCACGATCCGCCTGACCTGCGACCGCTGCGGCGTGGAGGTCACGCATGACGATGCCGATGGCCATCGTCCGCGCGACTGGGAACGGTTCGCCCTGTCGAACGCCGCGCGTAACCAGCGCATCGACGGCGACCTGTGTCCGCCCTGCGCCGTGCAGGTTGCGGACGCGCTACGCCATCCGGACGCAGCCCCGCCGCCGGCACCACCGCCGGCACGACTGAGCCTGACGATGGAGGATCGCCGGATCGCCGTGGATCTCGCCGAAGTCGCGATCAGCGCCGCGATCGAGGACGCCGTAGAAGTGTTCCGCACGTCACCCACTCGGCTGCTCGATCCCGACGCCTTCCTCGATGTCCAGAAGGATCAGCGTCCCCATGCCGTGACGCTGGTCAATAACATCCTCGCCAAGGTGAAGGAGCTGCCGAATGGCTGATCTCGCAGCGGGGCGGATTGTTCGTAAAAACACGAACACCCCCACACTCGGGGAGGAGGCAGCGCGCCTTGTGATGTTCGATCGCGCCGCGGGTCACCTGAAGCAAAAGCGCCTGGCCGACGCGCTGGGTATCGGCCTGCGCGCACTGCAATACAAGATCGCCGTCGCGCGCGGGGTCAGCGACCACGACTTGCTACTCGCCGCCGGCGCGCTCGATCAGCTGGGCCGCCAGATCGCAGCACTGGGAACGCGCCTTCGCGAAGCCGCGTGCGCGCAAGCAGTCGGAGCCCCCGCAACGCCCAATGAGGGAGGAGCAGCATGACCAGAATTTCCAAAGCTCCCCGGAAAGTACCCTTCCGCCAAATCGATGTGACGCGCGCGGTGCGTGCCGTCGTCGCGTGTGGTCAGGAAGTGCTGCGGACCGAGATCAAGCCCGATGGCAGCATCGTCGTGATTCACCGCACGGCAAGCGCCGATCCCGCCAGCCCTTTCGACAAATGGAAAGCGCAGCATGCGGGTTAAGATGAAGGGTCTGAAGAAGGTCCGCAAACGCCTCGCGAGCGGGCACGTCGAAATCTACTACTACGCATGGGCCGGCGGTCCGCGGGTCGAGGGAAAATTCGGCACCCCGGCGTTCCTCGCCAGCTACAACTCGGCCGTCGCTACGAAGGTCGCGGCTCGAACCGATACGCTCGAATCGCTGGTCGACGCCTTCCTCGACTCATCGGACTTTCGGGCGTTGGCCGCCGCGACGCAGGCGGACTACCGCCGCCACCTGAAGATCGTGACCGGCGAATTCGGCGACTTTCCGATCGTCGCGCTGACCGACACCCGGACGCGCGGCGAATTCATGGCTTGGCGTGATCGTCGCGCGCTGAAATCCAAACGGCAGGCCGATTACAGCTTTGCCGTGCTGGCCCGTCTGCTGTCATGGTCCGTCGATCGTGGCCTTGCGCCGTACAATCCCTGCAAGCGCGGCGGCACGACGTACCGCGCCAAGCGTACCACCGCCGTCTGGAGCGAAGTGGACGAAGCCGCCTTCTACGCAAAGGCCCCGCCCCACATGCACATGGCGCTACGCTTGGCACTGTGGACCGGTCAGCGGCAGGGCGACCTGCTGAAACTGACATGGGCGCAGTACGACGGCGCGCATATTCGCCTCACACAAGGCAAATCGATCCGGCGCGGAGATACCGGCGCGGCGACCCGGATCATCATCCCTATCGGCAAGCCGCTCCGCGACGCGCTGGACGCCGCCAGGACCGCGCTCGACGCATTGCCGGAGGACGAGCGTCCCAGCGCCGATACGATCCTCCTGACGGCGCGCGGCACGTCCTGGACGCGAGATGGCTTCAAGACGTCGTGGGGGAAGGCGTGCGCGAAAGCAGGCATCCGCGACGTCACCTTCCACGATCTGCGCGGCACCGTGGTGACCCGCTTGGCACTGGCGGGGGCGACCCCACCGGAGATCGCAACGGTCACCGGCCACTCGCTTCGCGACGTCCACGAAATCCTCGATCGCCACTACCTGAACCGCGACCTGCGTCTGGCGCAATCGGCGATCGGAAAGCTCGAAAAGGGCTGA